ATACGCCGTCCATGACATGACACTCCCGTGATGGTGAGTTGCTGAGGGTAGGCCAATGGTTGTTCAGTACGTTCGACTAGATAAGTGGAGTATCTTTCTTCCCTTATTCCGAACACACGTACCAACAGGCTCCTTACGAACCCATAGACTTAGAGACCTATGAGAAGCTGAAGAAGGAGTTTCCTGAGTCCATCGACTGGACAATCTCAGAAAACTCTGACATGACGGAAGGGTCTCAGCAGTTAGCCTGCACCGGCAACAACTGCGAGTTGTAACTTACGGGGGCCTTAGCGCCCCCTTTCTTCTTCTTCTACTGCTAAATTACCCAACAACAGACCACCACCAGCAGACCTCATCTGTTCTGCCCTTAGTGCTTCCTTGCTTGGCTCCAAAGCAGCCAGTTCCTGTAGCATTCCCTTAGCTGTCTTGCCAGAGTCAGTACCGACACCTACGTTAGGGTTTTTAGCCTGTGAAATACCAGCAACTCCTCTGGCTTTGGACTTCATTACGTCCAAGTTTCTGACATTTTGAGTCATCGGGGGCGTCACAGCTACCAAACGATGCGGTATGATTTTCTTCATTATGTCCAAAGCAGGAACAGCACCTCCAGTACCTCTTTGTATTTTAGAAGCAAGGTTCTCGTATAAGTTATGTTCATCAGACATGACACCTGTCATAGTACCGTTTGGTTTTACTTTTACTAAGTAATTGATACCGCCTTCAGTAATCGCAGAACCCGCACGAGAACCGGTTATCCATAGGCCGTTTTCTTTGCTTGTAGAGTCAGCGATCCTAAATATAGCCCGTTGTGCTGCTAAAGCTGCGTTTTTGTCTTCAGCTGTTGCACCCTTAGCTTTTGCTTTATCTGCTAATTTACTGGCCTTTTCAATACTTTTCTCAGAGAGTTTACGCATTTCTCTCTCTAGCTCTTCATGAGGAACTTCTGTTCTGTCTCTGAATAGTTTCTTGAGCGGAGCAACATACGGCGCGTTGTACATCACGTCATTGTAGTGTTTACCTGTGACTGACGCACCGCCAGCGCCGGGCGCTTTTATGACTAGCTTAGTGTCCTTACCTTTTGCAAACGGGACCTGAGTGCCTGTTGCGTCAGGTTCTTTCCAGACTCTGCCAAAGTGTTCCTCAAATATCTCTAGGTCTTTGTCAGACACATTGACTCTACGGCCTGTCTCTGTTTTTGTAGCCGTGATGTCTTTATCTTTTATCTGACGTTTGTAGTCTCCGACTTTGTAAGAAGAAGCAGGCACAAAATCAGACAATTCTTCCATGTTTAGAAGTACGTCTGCTACTTGACCCTCTCTACCTCCTTGCGCCCTAATCCTAGATAGGTACTGCCCTGTGTTGGCTATACCTACGTGCATGGGGTTGGGGCCTCTTTCGTCAGGCATTCGGGGTCTTTCGGCTTCTCTGAGTTGATTACGTGCTAATTCTTGAGACCGTCGTGTAGCCCCTGTTTCTCTGTAGAGCGCTCTTGACGCAGGGTTCATAAGGTCTCTAAGAGTAACGGCAGCGTTCTTTGGTAGATAAGCCCCTGTAGCCAAACCCGGAGTTGTTCCGTAGAATCCGGGAATTACATTGTCTGCGCTGGACAAGGCCATTCCTCTACCGGACAAAGGCCCAGTCATGGCGTCCATGGCTTGTGATCCTTTCTTAAGTAAGCCGGCGCCCACTAGGTTTGCGGGGGTTCTTGCTTCGTTTAAGATGAAGTTAGGGACCGCCATAGCATCAACTTGTGTTTTGCGGGGAGCGGACATAGGTATCCCTTCCGACCCAGCATAAACAGGAACAGGAAGAGACCCTAAAAGATCAGAACCACCAACAGGACTAAACAAAGACCCAACAGCTTGTCCTAGTCTCTGAGTACGTTGTTGTTCAGCCTCTCGTTGTTCTTCGCTTCGGCCTTCCCTTAACGCCCTGTTTAGCTCAAGGATATCACTGCTCATTCTCAGGCTCCTGATTGATGTCCGCAAGCATCTGAGCCAACATAACTTTGTCAGCCCGCAGTGTAGCTAGAGTCTCTGCCGTTACGTTACCGCTGTTAATCATCTTGTCCGTAGCTCGAATTAGTTCCCTAACGACCTCCCTTCTTCTTCTTTTGCGGGTCATTCGGGCGACACCCATACCTACACCAGCACCGCCTATGATCTGCCCTAGTACTGGGAAGCCAGCCAAGGCCGAACCCGCAGCACCTGCCGTAGCAGCGATAGCGAGAGGAGTAGTAGGAAAACGTAGGCCAGACACGTCTTCAATGCCCTTCATCGTACGACCAACTATTGTCTGATTTATGGCTCTACCTGCTTTAACATCGAGCAGATTCTTGGCTCTGAACAACATAGACATGCCGTTGATAAGTCGGTAGGCTTCGTCATCAGGCATCAACTTAAGAAACGCTTGGTTCAATTCGTCCCGTACGTACTTACCTGCTACTTCTTTTGCGTTAGCTAAGTCAGGATTCTCAAGTCCTGCCGTAGGCTTCTTACGAAATATCTGCTTGTCAAGTGCGCGTCGGACTTCAAGGATGTCTTTGGCTGTAATGTTGCCTTTCTTTGCTCGTTCTTGGAGTCTTTTGATAGCTGTGTCAATAAACAGGTCCACCTTTTTCTGTGCATCAGGCATCAACTCAACGTAGTCATCAAGATCATGGAAGCCAGCCTTGAGTTCTTCTAAAGAGTCAGCTAGGTCCTGTACCTCAGTCACAGGGTTTTGAGACCTCTTAATGTAGCTCTGCAGGTCAGCCTCGTGTTTAGCTAGTTGGCCGTCTACGACCTTTGCGTTTACCGCTGGGTTACGGTCACCTTTGTAGTCTGGAAGCGTCTGTAGGTAGTCAATCACAGTTTCTTCAGACGGAGAGTGTACGTATACGTTGCGATTCAATGCCCCTACAGGCTCCACAGTGCCCGGTGCTTTAACGTAGTCCTCAGGTAATAGGCTGTCTGCAATGGCCTTACGTTCTTCTTCCAGACGCGATTCTGTAGCCATTCTGGTAGCCTGAACACGGACTGAAGTAGGAACGCCGGGTAGCTTTGGAGTCGGTGTCTTACCTAAAGTTCCTATGTTCAGGAGCATTTCAGCAGTAGTAGCCTCCTCTGGGTACGCCTGAGCCAACTCACCTATCTTCTCTACGCCACGTTTGATGTCAGAGGCTTCGTACGACTCTGAGACAAACTCTTGGAGAGCCTCAGGAGCGTACCGTTGGTAGGCTTCTCCTGCTACTGCTCCTGCTGTTTCTCCAGCAGCGCCAACACCAGCAGCAATATCAGCCGCTACTCTGAACTTGCCGGTAGGCCTTTCCATAAGTCCTCTGTAACGCTCACGAGTCTCCCTGAAACGCTCAGGTGTTTCTGCGATCATTCCTCGCATACTTTCAGGCTCACGGGGAGTAGGAGGAGTTACGGTAAAGGTTTCTCCGTTAACAATACCAATGACTTCTCCTGTCTCTTTGTTGGTGGCAGTCTTGAGCGGCAACCATTGTTCACCGTCCCAGTATACTCTTTTTCCTGTCTCTGGATTAGTCGCTGTCTTCATGTCTTATTCGTCCAATACAAAACCGGGTTCTAGTAGTAATTCTGCTTCTTTTACTTCTTCTTCTGGCATAGTTATGCTTGGGAAGCTGGTCATGTTTTGTTCACCCACTCGTTTTGCAGTGGCGGTCCTGACTTTGTTGAAGCTCTGTACGGTTTCAACCATGGCCTGTCGTCGGATTTTTAACAGATTAAACAAAGCCTCTTGCTGTGTTGTAATGTCAGCAGCAGCAATCAACTTAGCGTACTCTCTATCTGCATCTGACAAACCAGTGCCTGAACCAAAGTCCTTGATCTGGTCAGCAACAATCTTACCTGCCTCTGAGATAAAGGTTTCAGCGTTAGTAACTGCAGGGTCGTAGGGAAGGCCAATAAGCTCACCAAAGCGTCTCAAGTTAAGCTCTACGTTGGCCGCAAGACCTGTAGGCATACCGCCTTCTAAACGTCCGGTTTGTCTGTCGATCAACTCAATCATGTCACGAGCGTCTTGAGCCTTGGTATTAAGTTCAACAAAGTTGTTGACATTGGCTTCTGCCATTGCTTTGACCCCAACTTCTTGTCCTTTGTCAATTACTTCTTGAACTTGTGGAGCCTTACGTACCAACCCTAGCTCACTGGCCTTGACATATGTGTTAGTCTGGTCGTTATAAACTAAACCAAAGTCGTTGACATTGACGGCTTGAATTTTACCCTCTGAGTCCTGCCAAGCCTCTAGCTTACCTGTGCGGCCTTTGAGCAAAGCGTCTGCTTCGTCAGCCGACAGCGTACCCATAGCCGTGATTTGAGCAGGAGTAAACCCAGCCATCTTTAGACGTGCTTTGATTACCTGAGGATTGTCTAGGGGTAGCTGCTCAATTTGAAACGCCCGTATGTCTTTGCTAATACCCCGTAGTTCGTCCATGTCAGTAGTGGCTCGTGCTGTCGCTGCTTGCTCCGTAAGTCCTGCTGCTTCTGCTGCTACTGCTACTTGCTCTTGGAAAGCACTAAGCTGGGCCTGTGCTGCTCCTTGTTCCTGTAACTTACGTGCTGCTTCTTCGTACTTCACAGCGTTTGCTACGTCGCCCTGCTGTCGGTAAAACTGAGCTAACCGAAGCAACCCTTCAGGCGAGTTGGTATCAATTTGAGCCAACTGTTGACGCTGTTGTTGCATTTGTTGTTGCTGCCTAAGTTGTGCAGGAAGCTGTGCCGCCTGTTTTGCAGCAGTAAACATCCCCTGCCCGAAAGCAGGAGTAGCCATCTGTCTTAAAAACTCTTGTGAAAACTTAGCCATTAGGAGCCTCCTTGACCAAATATGCTACCTAGTGCTGAGATAAGGCTAGAACTTCCTGTTGACCTAGGTGTCAAAGCCCCTGACAATAAACCAGCACCTGTTTGACCCAACAAGTTAGCCCGTGCCTGCTCTGCAACCAACTGCGCCTCAAGACCAGACATAGTCGCTTCACCAAACAAACCAGCGCCCTGTAGTTGCGCCTGTTGTTGCAACGCAGCCAACTGCTGTGCAGGCTGAGTAGCCGCCATAAGTTGCTGCTGTGGTAAGTAACCTGCACCAAGGAACTGCTGTCCTAGTGCTGCTTGCTGCATCTGCTCTGCTTGTGCCTGCTGCATTGCTGCCAACATAGCTCTGTTACGTGATTCGTTAATTGCTGTTTGTTGCGCCAACAACTCAGGAGTAGCACCACCGTACGCCGCAGAACTTAAACCAAGGCGTCCTTGTGCAGCCATGCGCTCTTCTGTAGCAAGACGTTGACGCTCCTCTTCAGGACGTTGTGTCCTACGCATACGCTCAAAGATAGCCTGCTCACGGTCTACTGTGGGCTGCACTGCTTGGCCGAAGAAACCACCAGCACCTCCTAAGAGTTGGTTTTGCAAAGCAATCTCTTGTGGAGACAAGCCCATAGTGGTTTCAATACCACCTTCAGGAGTTACCTGAGTGCCCATACCAGCACCAGTAGCAGTAGTCACAGTAAATGGTCTAAACTGTGTCTGCTCTAGTTGCGTAGCCGCAAGTTCCTCAGCGCCTGTTCTGGCTTGTCTACCTATGTCGCTGAGACGCCCATAAGCTTCGCCTGTCAGCAGTCCACCGACAACACCCGGAAGCAAAACGTCAGGTTGCATCAGGTACGACCCAAGACCTCCTAACATGTCAAGAAATTCGCTACCGCCGCCTCCTGCCATGTCCATTATTGCGTCTGTATCAATGACATCATTGCTCATGTTTTACTCCCGTTAAAGTAGCTTTCCTATCAAAGCCATCACGTTAATCTCCTGCAGTGACAAAGCAAAACCGTCTATTTCTGATTCTAGCCCCACCTGTACACTTGTTCCGTACCCTGTTGTATTAAGTGACCTTGCATTGGTCAACTGTCCTGCTGTAAACTCTACTGTGGTGTACTCGCTTTCACCATAAAACCCAGTAATTTGGTTACCTACTGTAAATTCTGCAGTAGCGTAAGTTGTTTCAAAGTCGTAAGCCCACTTAAGAAATACTGTTGCGTTGTTTGCACCAACCAATGTTGGCTTCAACTTTTTCAAAATCTTGACTCTAGAGCTATCACCAAATGTTAAGCTTGGGCTATAGTACTTAAATCTATAGCCTTCTCCGTTGTCACTGTAGCCGGTGTACGTACTAATACCGTTGTTAGTACCGATGTATAACGTACCGTTGTCTAAGCGTGTAAATGATGTAAACTTAGTAGACGGCCATCGAGTAACACGATATGATCCGTTTTCTAAAGTACTTCGTACATCAAAACAATACGTTACGTCTTGTCCTGTAAAAGTAAGAAGGTAGAAGCCCTCCTCAGGACTGTACACAGACCTAAAGAACTCAGTCTCGTTCTGCAATGCAGCAATAATGTCCTTGGTAATGTTACCAGACAGGCTGCTAATAGGCATTGACTTTTCTTGTATTGTCCGACCAAAGCTTTTAAGTCCAGTGTGAGACAAGAACAAAACATCCGTACCTGTGTACTGCACAGTGTCTCTGTCAACACAACCAACACCAGCTACTGTATCAGCTAATGTCATTGTTGCTGGTGCTTCTGCTCCTTGATACGCAACAATGCTGTGCTTACCAAAGATAATTAACAGTCCATTGTGTGCCGCTAACGCTACAATCTCATCGTAACCGTCAGGCCATACTTTAGATATGTCTATTTTACCGCTAGTGCCTCCGGACCAATCATGACCAATTAACAAATCAGACCAGTAAACGGTAGACTTGTTTCCAGTAACGTCTGCTGTCCAGAGCCTTCCATAAGCCGCTAGGGCTTCGTTACCGTACATAGCAGACGTGACACCAGCTGCACCAGAAACGCTACTGAGCGTGATTACAGAGCCTCCTGCGTTGTCATACACAAGGGGTTGAAACCCACGTTGAAAGAAGTAGATCTTGTCGTTAAAGTCTACAAGCTTCCAGTTGTTTGCAGTAATGCTGTATCCACCGGGAGTTTCGTCAACCAGTGTAGTCGTGCCGCTAATAATCTTATTGTTACCAACAGAAAATATCTTAGTGTTTCCTGCGTTGTCCTTGAACTCTTTGATAGATCGTAATGAGTCAGTACCAAGGACAGTCTTGTTAGTTGTTATGACAGTGTGGCCTTTACGTGCAGCAATACGACCACGTTTGTCAATCACAGCGTTGTCTGCAATTTCTGCAAACGACGGGTCTTGAGCCAACGGCGAGTCTTCGGTGTTAACACCTTTAAACGCCGGAGCTACAAGATTAATACTTTGCAGTTCTTGGGCCATATTAAATAGTCCTAAATACCATCTCTTCAGGGTGCTTTGCTGCGTCTATAGCAATAGCGTCAGACAAGAACTTATCAGCAATACTAAAGTACTCAGCAGTAGACGTACCACCTGTTTCACCACGTTCACGCGCTAACAAAGCTACTGCATAATGAATTACAGGCATTGCGGGTACAAGCAATGAATCATCGTTAACACTTAAGTCTGCTTGTCGCTTGACCACGTCAAACCGAAGGCTATACACATCATCCGGAGTTGGTCCTACAAGTACTTCTGTGTCACCACTAGAATCTAGACCGTTGTACGTGTAGTATCGTGGTGCGCCTTCTGCTGCACTGCTAATGTACAACTGTTCGTTAAACCAGTCTTTTGTCTGGTAGTCCATAAACAAATTGCTGGTGTCGTTAAGGACACACATGACTTTTACATTGTCACCACCGCCAGTTAGTGAGTAACTGTTGTCGGAAGCAGTAGTAGTTACAACAATGGTTTCACGCAAGGCGGACCAGTCTGTTGCTTCTTCTACTACCTTCTTAGCGTCATTAATAAAGTCACCCACCATCTTGACATAAGTTGTGCTAGTGACTGACGTGGTCTCTTCTTCGCGCAACCGACGTAGTACATTGTTCATTAAATTAAGATACGTCATACCAACATTCCTCGTCTACGGGTACGCATTAATAGTTTTTGTGCTTCTTCATTGTAGTCTACAGCTGGTGTTTTGATAGCAAGCTGAGGTGCTTCTCTAGGACGGTACGTGATTCCTTTCATGAATTCTTCATACGGCGCTCTAGTAGGGGCAGCAGGAGCAGCAAACATTCCTCCAGCAGCTAAAGCAGTTAGTACGTTACCACCCATGATCTGTTGTTGTAGCGCTTGTTGCTCTTCACCGTACATTCTTTCAAAGTCAGCTTGACGTGTCAGTATTTCTTCACGTTGTTGTTCACCAAGCCCTAACCGAACATCCGTACTTTGTGCGTATTGAGCAAACGCCTCGGACTGACTAATTTGTCCCTGTCGAAGCGCTTCAATATTTACATTAGTTCCTTCAAACAACTCCTCAACATTTTCATCCTGAGCTTGAAACTGAGCAAACATATCAGA